GCGCGACGAGCGGCAGCACGGTCTGGCGCCAGAAGGCGCGATTGGCCTCGGCGTAATTGCTGAAGGTGTTGTCGCCCGGAAGACCCAACAGCAGCGGCGGCACGCCGAAGGCGAGCGCGATCTCGCGCGCGGCGCCCGCTTAGGATCGGACCCCGCCTATGACGTCGCCGCGATCTCCTCGCGCATCAGCGCGATTACCTCCTCGAAAGCGGCGATGAAAGTTGGCCGGCGACCGCGCATCCAATTCAGCTCTGGGCCGAGTTGGTCGCGCTGAAACTCGGCGTAATAGGCCTCCATCGCACGCAACAATTCAAGCCGCTCCTCGCGCGGGTGGTCGCTGAACTTGAAGAAATCGAGAGCTTTCCCATTGGGCAACTCATATTTGCTCGGCCAGCCGTCGTGAAGAAAGTCGAGCACTTGCGGCCACAAATCCTTGGCGATGCCCGGCGCTTTGCTGTGATCGAGGTAGAGTTCGTAGGCTCCTCCCAACACGGACTCGAACTGGCCTCTGGACAGCGGCAGCCATTCTTTGTCGATAGCGTCGAATGTAACGAGAGAGGACATGTGTCACCTCAGAACTTTGATACGCGCCTGGGTTTCAACGGGCAGGGTCCAAATGTAGGTCAATACTCTTGCAGCATTCTCGCCGCCCAGGCCTGAAAGATCAACAACGTATCGATCGACCGCACGATTGCCAAGCTTCCCTTGCAGGCGCTCCGCAAACCTTTCGTAATTGAAAAACTGATCTGATGCATCGCTTCCTATCGCATCCCATGTTTGGCCAAACTCGTCCTGGAAATCTGCGCCAGAGGCGCTTGACCTCTTAAAGGGCCTGCCAGTCTCTTTCTCCAACCGCAACACGGTTGCGACCTCCGGCCAGCGGGGCTGACCGAGCGAATGAGGGTCCCGCGCCAGACTATCGATCCGATCCTGTTCCGGGCCTGTTACGCCAGAAGGATAAAATTCTTCAATCACCGATTCGCGCGTCCGCAGCCGACGAAATGGATCGCGCGGCGGCATGTTGTCGCCGAACTTTGCGCGCAGAAGCTCGGCGTAGCGCGCGTCCGCCTCGCGGATGTCGCTTTCATTGCGTTCGATGCGATGCTCGATGTTCTCCGGATCGATGAGAGTTTGCGGCGGTTGCCAGTCCGGATCGAGTTCTTGCACGCGCGTCAATGCTCGCGCGGCGCGCTCCGCCGAGATTGTCTCTCTTGCGAGCTGCGCCGGCGTGGCGCCGAGTCCGCTTCTGCCGCGACCGCCGCCGCGCGCCTGGGCCAGTGTGATCGAGCCATCGACGTCGCTCGCCACTCTCGGATCTATGTTCGTCGCAGTCTGGACTCGGTCCTCCGCGTCCCGCCGCCGCGCGCGATCATCTCGCGCGCCGCTAGACCCACCTCCCGAATCTCCACCGCCTCCGCCTCCCGTCCATCGCCCGCCGCCGGAATTGCCCGCCGGGACGCGCGGCTGATCCGGGCTGTAGCGGCGCTCCAGCGCGAGATCGCGCTTGGCGACGAGCGCGTCTTTCGGCGCCGGGCCGTAGCCCACCGCCTCGCGCTGCTCGTCGAGCGTGAGGAACGCCGCCTTGCCGACGCGTTCCCATTCGGCGGCGCGCTCGCTCGCCAATGCTTCGAGACGGTCGGCGTTATAGTCGAGGCGAAAGGAACCGAAGCCCGGCTGCAGCCAAGCCTGAAAGCTCTTCTGCACGCGCGCGACGAGCGGCAGAACGGTCTGACGCCAGAAGGCGCGATTGGCCTCGGCGTAATTGCTGAACGTATTGTCGCCGGGCAGACCCAGCAGCAGCGGCGGCACGCCGAAGGCGAGCGCGATCTCGCGCGCGGCGCCCGCTTTCGACTCGGTGAAATCCATGTCCTTTGGCGAAAGCGACAGCGCCTTCCAGTCGAGCCCGCCTTCGAGCAGCAGCGGCCGGCCGGCGTTGGTCGCGCCGGAGAAATTCTCCTCCAGCTCTTCCTTCAGCCGAGAGAATTGCGCGTCGGTGAGATGGGCGCCTTCCGGCCCCGCATAGACGAGGGCGCCGGAAGGCCGCGCGGAATTGTCGAGGAGCGCCTTGTTCCAGAAACTCGCGGCGTTATGCGTGTCGAGCGCCACCTGCGCCGCGGCGACCGGCGCTCCCAAGCGAAAGTTTATTCCGCGCTCGTCAGCTTCTCCTCGATAGCGCGTCGAACCTGCTTGAAGATGTATACGTAGGCAGAGTTGCTTTCGTCAGCATTGGAGCCGCCGAAGAAAACTTTCGTTGGCTTGAGATTCATCCACAGCTCTTCGAGTTGTTTCGCGGGATCGTCGCTTGCAAGGACATCCGATATAAAGTCCCTCAAGCTCACCAAGCTAGCGGCATCGAAACCAGACAATGCTTCGTGAATTGCAGAGTCGAGACGCTTGCGGGAATCCTCAATCGTCGCAGCTCTCGCATGTGGTCGACAAAGTGCCGTGTCCAATCCGACACACAGCCCTTCAAATTCATCGGACATTTGTGCAGGCATTTTCGTTTCGCCTTTACTCGAAGACAGGAAAAGCCGTTATTATTGAATATCCCTTTTTTGCTTTCTTGTCCTGTGTAATCAGGACGGCGGCGCCACGCGTGTTCCTGAAGAATACAGGGGCGTTCCGCTTCCAAGGAGTCAAGACATATGCTTCTCGTCCAGTTGGAGAATCAAAGGAACTTTTGAGCAATACCGAGCGCGTAACTCTGCCAGAGATTACCTCTTCAACGGCTGATGCGTTTTTCGCCAGGACCGAGTTTATGAGCTTGTTAGCTGCTTCGATTGAAGGAAACGAACCGGCTCTCGTATCGCTCTCGGCCCATCCTCCCCAATGTTCTTCATATGAGTTTCGTATTCGATCACGTAATTGGTTATCCGTTTTGCCCACGTGATCGGTAATGGCATGACCCCCGTGCGAGCCTCGTTCTTCGTCACGCAAATCGATGAGCGGCTCTTCTGCTGTTCGCTGGATGTTGTCGCCAAACCCAGCTTCTATCGACACGTTCGGGTCAACAGCGAAAGCGACTTCGCTACTCAAATCTCCGCCGCCTCCGCCTCTGCCTCGGTCGCCGCGCGCCTGGGCCAGTGTGATGGACCCATCCACGTCGCTCGCCACGCTCGGATCTATGTTCGTCGCGGTCCGGACTCGGTCCTCCACATCCCGCCGCCGCGCGCGATCATCTCGCGCGCCGCGAGACCTGCCTGCCGAATCTCCGCCGCCGCCGCCGCTCGTCCACTGTCCGCCGCCGGAATTTCCCGCCGGCACGCGCGGCTGATCCGGGCTGTAGCGGCGCTCCAGCGAGGCATCGCGTTTAGCGACGAGCGCCTCTTTCGGCGCCGGGCCGTAGCCCAGCGCTTCACGCTGCTCGTCGAGCGTGAGGAACGCCGCCTTGCCGACGCGCTCCCATTCGGCGGCGCGCTCGCTCGCCAATGCTTCGAGACGGTCGGCGTTATAGTCGAGGCGAAAGGAACCGAAGCCCGGCCGCAGCCAGGCCTGAAAGCTCTTCTGCACGCGCGCGACGAGCGGCAGAACGGTCTGACGCCAGAAGGCGCGATTGGCCTCGGCGTAATTGCTGAAGGTGTTGTCGCCGGGAAGGCCCAGCAGCAGCGGCGGCACGCCGAAGGCGAGCGCGATCTCGCGCGCAGCGCCGGCAATCACCTATCTAGGGAGGCGAGACCACGTCGTAGTTGTTGTCGCGGATAAGGACATTGTCCTTTCCGAACGCCTCATAAAAGATCGCGGGGATGAGCTCGAGCAGTTCCGAGCGTTCTTTGTTCCATTCAATCAGGAAGGTACATTTTGGATCGAACCCGTATTCGGCGTCATTTTCGATATTGTGAGGCCTCGCGTCTCCCACATCCGAAATCCAGAAATGTCGAAGTATGTTGCGATGTCTTTCCCGAGCTTGGGAGAGTAGCTCCTTGGTCTGGTCGAGCGGTAAGGCGCTATCGAAAAAAAAGCAGGTGGACATTACCGGCCTCCAAAGAGGTAGTGGAGTTTACCCTTTTGGTCGATGACCCAAAGGCGGTTTAGACCAGGAATGGGAAAGGCTCGAAACTGCGCGATGATCTCTTCCAGAGTCGCCTGCGAGTCGCTCAGGTTGATTACGATATTCTCGGATTGTTTTCTAGCCACCTTATCTTGGGCATAACTCCATACGTTCCGCGCCCGATCCGTTTTCGGCGCGAAAGCGTCAAAGATTTCGTCGTCAATCCGATAGTCGGGTTGCTTGACGCCTTCAGCGTTCGAGCGCTGATGCAGTCTTTCAACATTGTGGCCGTTGAGCCAGACAATATCCGCCGTCTCGTTTTCCCTCATCCTGCCGCGCCGCGTCTCGGCGTTGTCATTCTCGCGTATGGGCGCTCTTGGCCCTGTGAGATTGCCTATTGGCGCGCGATTGCCCTCCGGCGTGATCTCCCCATATCTTTCGCGAAGATGTTCAGCGTAGCGCGCGTTCGCTTGTCGCGTCAGGTTCTCGTTTCGCTCAATGCGACTTTCTATATTTGTCGGGTCCGAGAGAGTCGGCTCGGGTTTCCAGCTTGGATCAATTTCGCGCACGCGCGTCTCGGCTTCCCTCGCCAGGCGCGCCGTATCTTCCAGTCGATCGAGTTGCGAGGGAGTGGCTTCGCCGGGTCCGGTGAATCGTCCGCCTCTGCCGCGGCCGCGCGCCTGGGCCAATGTGATGGACCCGTCGACGTCGCTCGCTACTTTCGGATCTGTGTTCTGCGCAGTCTGGACTCGGTCCTCCACATCCCGCCGCCGCGCGCGATCATCTCGCGCGCCGCTAAACCCGCCTCCCGAACCGCCGCCTCCGCCGCTTGTCCATCGCCCGCCGCCGGAATTGCCCGCAGGCACGCGCGGTTGGTCCGGGCTGTAGCGGCGCTCCAGCGCGAGATCGCGCTTGGCGACGAGCGCGTCTTTCGGCGCCGGGCCGTAGCCCAGCGCCTCGCGCTGCTCGTCGAGCGTCAGGAAAGCCGCCTTGCCGACGCGTTCCCATTCGGCGGCGCGCTCGCTCGCCAATGCTTCGAGACGGTCGGCGTTATAGTCGAGGCGAAAGGAACCGAAGCCCGGCTGCAGCCAAGCCTGAAAGCTCTTCTGCACGCGCGCGACGAGCGGCAGAACGGTCTGACGCCAGAAGGCGCGATTGGCCTCGGCGTAATTGCTGAACGTATTGTCGCCGGGCAGACCCAGCAGCAGCGGCGGCACGCCGAAGGCGAGCGCGATCTCGCGCGCGGCGCCCGCTTTCGACTCGGTGAAATCCATGTCCTTTGGCGAAAGCGACAGCGCCTTCCAGTCGAGCCCGCCTTCGAGCAGCAGCGGCCGGCCGGCGTTGGTCGCGCCGGAGAAATTCTCCTCCAGCTCTTCCTTCAGCCGAGAGAATTGCGCGTCGGTGAGATGGGCGCCTTCCGGCCCCGCATAGACGAGGGCGCCGGAAGGCCGCGCGGAATTGTCGAGGAGCGCCTTGTTCCAGAAACTCGCGGCGTTATGCGTGTCGAGCGCCACCTGCGCCGCGGCGACCGGCGCTCCCAAGCGAAAGTTTATTCCGCGCTCGTCAGCTTCTCCTCGATAGCGCGTCGAACCTGCTTGAAGATGTATACGTAGGCAGAGTTGCTTTCGTCAGCATTGGAGCCGCCGAAGAAAACTTTCGTTGGCTTGAGATTCATCCACAGCTCTTCGAGTTGTTTCGCGGGATCGTCGCTTGCAAGGACATCCGATATAAAGTCCCTCAAGCTCACCAAGCTAGCGGCATCGAAACCAGACAATGCTTCGTGAATTGCAGAGTCGAGACGCTTGCGGGAATCCTCAATCGTCGCAGCTCTCGCATGTGGTCGACAAAGTGCCGTGTCCAATCCGACACACAGCCCTTCAAATTCATCGGACATTTGTGCAGGCATTTTCGTTTCGCCTTTACTCGAAGACAGGAAAAGCCGTTATTATTGAATATCCCTTTTTTGCTTTCTTGTCCTGTGTAATCAGGACGGCGGCGCCACGCGTGTTCCTGAAGAATACAGGGGCGTTCCGCTTCCAAGGAGTCAAGACATATGCTTCTCGTCCAGTTGGAGAATCAAAGGAACTTTTGAGCAATACCGAGCGCGTAACTCTGCCAGAGATTACCTCTTCAACGGCTGATGCGTTTTTCGCCAGGACCGAGTTTATGAGCTTGTTAGCTGCTTCGATTGAAGGAAACGAACCGGCTCTCGTATCGCTCTCGGCCCATCCTCCCCAATGTTCTTCATATGAGTTTCGTATTCGATCACGTAATTGGTTATCCGTTTTGCCCACGTGATCGGTAATGGCATGACCCCCGTGCGAGCCTCGTTCTTCGTCACGCAAATCGATGAGCGGCTCTTCTGCTGTTCGCTGGATGTTGTCGCCAAACCCAGCTTCTATCGACACGTTCGGGTCAACAGCGAAAGCGACTTCGCTACTCAAATCTCCGCCGCCTCCGCCTCTGCCTCGGTCGCCGCGCGCCTGGGCCAGTGTGATGGACCCATCCACGTCGCTCGCCACGCTCGGATCTATGTTCGTCGCGGTCCGGACTCGGTCCTCCACATCCCGCCGCCGCGCGCGATCATCTCGCGCGCCGCGAGACCTGCCTGCCGAATCTCCGCCGCCGCCGCCGCTCGTCCACTGTCCGCCGCCGGAATTTCCCGCCGGCACGCGCGGCTGATCCGGGCTGTAGCGGCGCTCCAGCGAGGCATCGCGTTTAGCGACGAGCGCCTCTTTCGGCGCCGGGCCGTAGCCCAGCGCTTCACGCTGCTCGTCGAGCGTGAGGAACGCCGCCTTGCCGACGCGCTCCCATTCGGCGGCGCGCTCGCTCGCCAATGCTTCGAGACGGTCGGCGTTATAGTCGAGGCGAAAGGAACCGAAGCCCGGCCGCAGCCAGGCCTGAAAGCTCTTCTGCACGCGCGCGACGAGCGGCAGAACGGTCTGACGCCAGAAGGCGCGATTGGCCTCGGCGTAATTGCTGAAGGTGTTGTCGCCGGGAAGGCCCAGCAGCAGCGGCGGCACGCCGAAGGCGAGCGCGATCTCGCGCGCAGCGCCGGCAATCACCTATCTAGGGAGGCGAGACCACGTCGTAGTTGTTGTCGCGGATAAGGACATTGTCCTTTCCGAACGCCTCATAAAAGATCGCGGGGATGAGCTCGAGCAGTTCCGAGCGTTCTTTGTTCCATTCAATCAGGAAGGTACATTTTGGATCGAACCCGTATTCGGCGTCATTTTCGATATTGTGAGGCCTCGCGTCTCCCACATCCGAAATCCAGAAATGTCGAAGTATGTTGCGATGTCTTTCCCGAGCTTGGGAGAGTAGCTCCTTGGTCTGGTCGAGCGGTAAGGCGCTATCGAAAAAAAAGCAGGTGGACATTACCGGCCTCCAAAGAGGTAGTGGAGTTTACCCTTTTGGTCGATGACCCAAAGGCGGTTTAGACCAGGAATGGGAAAGGCTCGAAACTGCGCGATGATCTCTTCCAGAGTCGCCTGCGAGTCGCTCAGGTTGATTACGATATTCTCGGATTGTTTTCTAGCCACCTTATCTTGGGCATAACTCCATACGTTCCGCGCCCGATCCGTTTTCGGCGCGAAAGCGTCAAAGATTTCGTCGTCAATCCGATAGTCGGGTTGCTTGACGCCTTCAGCGTTCGAGCGCTGATGCAGTCTTTCAACATTGTGGCCGTTGAGCCAGACAATATCCGCCGTCTCGTTTTCCCTCATCCTGCCGCGCCGCGTCTCGGCGTTGTCATTCTCGCGTATGGGCGCTCTTGGCCCTGTGAGATTGCCTATTGGCGCGCGAT